CAAACCACAAAGCATCAGTATCTGATGGAGCTGTACCTGATCTTACTACCAACCCATGATTAGCAGCTAGATCACTCTGATCAATATCTGCTATTGTTGCACTATCCACAAGAGTATTTAGCTTATCATTAGTAAGCTCCTCGTTAGATGTAAAACTATATCCTTTTGTTAAATCTGCCATTATAAACCTCCATCAGTTTCAAATTTTTCTACGCCTACTATAAACATCCTCTCAAATATTGATAAAGGATAAGAATCTGCAGCGTCCTGTACTATTCTATATTGTATGTTGTACCAATGTTCCATCTCATCAAGTGAGAATTTTTTAAGTGTTACGTTTCTATTCAATAGCTCAAATGGTAGACTTTCAGGAAGAGATGGATTCTCTACATTCATATCCATATCTCCAAGATCTACATATCCTGACTCGTCAACCTGAGCATATACATTGATAATACTATCAGCATCAGCTCCAGTTCTTATAACAAGAGACTTACCATACTTTGTATTACCTTCTAGGTTCATCTCTGTACCGTTCTCTATTCTTCCTACTTCTTCGTATTCTATTCCTGATCCGTCATCATCATTACCTGAGAACATCTGGTATATTTGTGCTACTGAAGAGTCAGCAAAAAACAATTTTATTTGGCTATCTACAGGGAACTTTACAAAATTATTACTCCATGCTGTACTATGATCCGTAGACCATACAGACCACCCATTCAATGCGGGATCTTTATTAAGAAAGTATACAAACATATAATTACATACTAAACTGTCATCATAAGGTATAGTAAATATCACTCTGTTTTTATAGGATGTAGCTCTGATCAAACTTTTATACGTCCAGTTAATACCATCCATCCATGTTTTTTCTATAGGCTGAGATATGGGTATCTGAACGCTATAGGATTTATCCTGTTCATTTCTTCTAATAGATCTGATACCATCATTACTCATAAATAGAATATCATCTCCTACTTTAACAGCACCTTCTTTTGATACACATCCTGTTGTAGTATCTACAGGTATAAGGTCCCACTGTGTAAGAGGTGTTGCGTTACCTGATGTATACAAAAGCCATGTACTATTTTCTTTAAATATAAATAATTCATTTTCTTTAAACGCTACAAGATTAGTTATGTCATCATTATCTCCTACACTAACTCTAAAGAAATTAGCATCACGTGCGAATGTTTGTGTACCTACATCTGAAAAATATACTAGTCCAGATTTAGCTATAAACCAACGATCTTTAAAATACGTTCCTACAACTCCCTTAGGAGGGCTTGTATTAGCATCAGCTAGATCAACAGTACTCCAAGCTGGTCCAACACTGTGTACATTATCTGTACCATTAAGGATAAGAGCAAGATCATTACCTACTATTATCTTTGTATATAATCCATCTGTAAAACCTGCGTCATCAACAGCACTCCAGTTACCGGTACCAGTCCAATGTCTAAGGTTCTCTCCCTCTATAGCAATAATACTATCTGTTCCACCTGCTGGATTAAACCTGGCCATACCCTCAAACTTATCTGTAGTAGGCTCATTACCTGCTGTATCAAACCCATCTCTCTTCTTAGTCCTTCCTAATTCTACAAGGTCAGCATTGATTAGAGATTCTACTTCACTAGGACCTATAAGTGCAGGATGGTTTGTGCTATTCATCCCTGTTACTAAGTTCCTTCGTATTGGTGTATATTGCTCTGGCATTGTTTATCTCCCTAATATTGGTATATCTGACTCTATAGCGTTTATAACAGGATAAGTATCATTACTCATCTCATCATTGACATCTCTGTCTGTTATTAAAGATGCAAGTATCCTGTCTCCCTCTACTGTTTCGGATTGCATCTGTACTGTGTTTCCTCTTGTAGCATGTATAGAAGCTGCTCCATAATGAACCAGTGCTGCACCTGCTGGAAACATAGGACAATCCTCATCGTAATCTAATGCTTTAAATATCTTCTTTCCTGATACATATGCTGTGTAAGCAATGTCAGGCGGGGATTGTAAGTGGATCAAAGGATATATAGTAGAGTATTGTCTAGCTGGTATGTAGCATAAGGTTGTTGAACTCTCTGTATCGTATACTTGGATCCATCCTTCTGTTAATGCTGATTTATATATTCTAAGTTTTGAAGCACTATCATATGTTACTGTTCCTGCTACCGGTGTGGTACCATTAAGAGATATCTGCTCTGTAGCCTCTGTGCCGGCCGTAGCGGCCAAAGTACCATAAAGCCTTACTGTCTGTGTAGTATCTGATGTAGAGCCTCCTACGATCGTTATAGCACTGTCTGCGGGGATGTCTGTAGATAGTGAGGTCCACCCTGCTGTCGTATATGCAATAGGTAGGTTATTAGTTTCTATTGAATCTATATATTTTTGTGAATAGATATAAGGAGAAGCTGATGTTAATACAACATCATTAGTCCTTTCTGTTATGCTAAAGATAGTACCTATGCCTTCCGGTAGACGTTGCTCTATGGCTCCAGATGTTAGAGTAATAGATTCGTTTATAATAGTAATATCTTTCCAGTTGTAAAGATTCCATAATTCCTGGTACTTTCTGTTGATAGCTTCACCTATCTTTGTTAATACAGAAGATGATGTATCTCCTACTAATCTTCCTGCTTCGCTTTTTATTATGCTAAAAGGTTTCATATTTATCTCCTATTAAAAATGTCCGTATGCTGTTGTGGCTGCTGGTCCTTGCTCATACTTACCATTCCTATACGCCTGTGTATTCAATTCATAAGTATAGTCATCATCATACTCTACAAATTCAGCGTGAGCTGTTGTTGTTAAAAAAACAATACAACATATAAGTAGTAATTTAGTCTTGATCATATAATATCACCAATGTCGCCTTTTGGGCAGTTGCTATACTATCTACGTTAATTACGATTTGATTAGTTGCTGTCATTGTTACATCAGACCAATCTGTTATATCTGTATCTGATGCTGAAACAGCACCGGATACTGCAGGCTCTTTGGTATCGCATATTGAGTCTCCATTATCAGGGATAGTTCCTAATGCATCTACCCATATGTCAAACTGTATACTTCCACTCTGATCTAAAACTATATAGTATGATTTAAGAGTACATCCATAAGGGATAACTCCATACCATTTACTGTTAGCTACAATTGCGGATCCTCCGCCATCAAATGTTATTGACATGAATCCGGGTATTTCTCCGGATGAATAAACTGCATCACCATCTTCTGTTAAAGGCATCTGTACATCGAAGCCGAGAATGAAAGCATCTTCTCTTGTAAGCTCAAAGTAATCTGTGTCGTCATTCAATCTCCAATTTATATATTTGTCAGAAGTATCAGCTGTTATATAACCAAACTGACTAAAATTTCTATTCCTTCCACTATCTAATCCCCAATCATAAAAAAGAGTTACATCACCATTCGCATTATAAGCTAGGTTTATATCACCCCATCCCTGTTGAAAGTACATTGTAGAACCAGATGTAAAGTATAAGGTGTTACTTGAATATAAGTAAGCTTCTGCATAGGAGGTTATTAAAAATTCCAGAGTCTGATCACCTTCTGCAGCTTTTCTATGCATGATAAAAGATTTTCCATTAGCATCATCTGCAACGTCAACATCTTCAAATAAAGTAATATCACCATCTGCATCAGGATTAAGTTTAAGGGCATTGGCATTAATTTTAATTATGCCGTCAACACTTCCATCAATGTATAAATCAGCATCAAGAAATTGTAATTCAGCAAGGGAAGTAATAGATACATCATTTGCATCAGCACCTAATGCTAATGTTTCTGCAAGTGTTCCTGCTCCGCCTGCTCCAACTTCTACGAAAGCTGCACCATTCTTAGATAGATATAATTTATTATCTGTACGATTATGATAGAGCTTGGCCATACCTGTACCAGATAATGCTGGTGCTGATACTAAACCTATAAACTCTAACGTATTAACTTGTGGAGATTCATAACCTCCTATAGTACTTTCATCAGCCCATGCACCAGTAGATAATAGTAGCATGAGTAAACATATCATTGTCTTCTTCATATTTACGCTCCAAAGTCTGCTAATGTTTTTCTGAGGTTGTTGTCATGAATTTCTTTTGTCATACGTAGCTTTGCTATCTTTAAGCTGGTTTCTTTAACTGCTATATCTTCTTGTTGTTTCTTAATACCTGCTTTAAGAAGACCTACGATACGATCCCTTTCATCCACTTCTGTCTTACGTACTATCCAAGCATCCTTAGCTTCTTTAGCATCTGATAATTCCTTATCCAATTTGATCTTATTAGAGTCCATATCTTTCTGTAGGCTGGCAACAGAATCAAACTTAACTAACAAGCTTTTTTCTAAAGATTTAATATCTTCTTTAGCTGCATTAACTTCTATCTCTCTTAGCTCTACTGATGACTTTTTACTAACAACAATACCATTAAGGTCATTAAGTTGTTTTGTCTTTGTTGCTATTTCTTTTTCCTTAGCATCAAGGTCTTTCATCTTACCTAGAATATCTGATCTCTTAGCTTCTAATTCTGCTATCTCCGCGTTAATCTTTTTCATAGTTTCTCCTTAAGCTCTTACAGCTGTTATTTTTCCGCTAACTGTTCCTGTACTATTGGCATCTGTACACGCTATTATTATTTCGTCACCTGAGTTATAAACTTTATCAGAATTAAAATAGAAATCTTTCTGTGCTACTAAGGTTCCCGTTTTAAGAACTGCGTCCTTATCAGATCCTAAAGCATCATCAAGCGTAATTGTTACAGTTTCTGTAATGTTCTCGCTGACTTTTAATGTTACTGATAGATTTTTAAAACTTACTCCGAAACTCGTTGTGAATGATAACGCTGCTACTGAAAGGTCCTGTTCAAATGGCATTTCAATAATGTATGCACCCATGGATTCTTTAGACATTATAATATCTCCCTTATTTCTTGTGGTAATTTATATTGTACTGTCTCCCTTGACATTACTTGGGAAACATCATTAGGATTCTTTTGATCCCAGTAGTTTTTATCTTTCCATTCCATAGTTTCTTTATCAAAAGTATATCCCATATGATGAAGAATTATATCATCACAGAATACACCCTTATCAATTCCTCTTAAACATCGGCCCTGCCAAAACTCCGCTTTCTTAGGGTTTACAACTACGATAGGTTTATGTTCTCTAAAGCTGTAAACACTATTATACTCTATATCTACGTAGTCTGCAACCTTTATATATGCACCGCTAGCTTTCTTACGTTCCATCCTACTTATTAACTCTTCCTGATCAGCTCTTGTTATGAACTCATCAGCGTCAACAGTAAATAAATAGTCACAATCATTAAATATATTGCAGCCTTGATGTCTTGCTTCCTCTTCTTTAATATTAGTAAAGTCAAATTCGATAGCTTCTATACGATCCCAATGGTTAAAACAGCGTATGACAGCATCAAGATACTTAGTGAGTTTCTTGTGATACGGTATAAAAACTCCCACTTTTAAAACTGATGACATGCATATCCTTTTATTGGAGTCGTCCATGTACTCCCGTACATAAGCTCTAACAGTTCTTTAGACTCTACAGGTATATTACATAGTATACTCCCAAACTTGATTTTTGTCAAGTTGTCGAAGAATCTTTTAGGATATGTAATGTTAGGCTGACAAACGTCATAACTATAATAATCACCATCATCATGGAATACCCAAGCCTCTATCTTCTGCCTATCCTTTATATATACCTCGTCTCTCTCTACCATACCGTCTTCTTTCTCCGGTACCCAGAAGCCTCTATCTCTCATAGCATCATTGGCTAGCTTGATCTTATTCCTGTCCTTCTGGAATACTACTATGTCTATATCATCATCACCTGGTATAGGACCTCCGTCTCTTACAGCACCTAGTAAAGAACCAAATATAAGAAACCAAGTAATACCTCTTATCCCATATTCATAGTCAAGTTCTTCTAAACAGGCGATAGCTTTCTCTTCATCTATCTTATGATCCCATCCTTTCTCCCAAGGTAGTTCATTCGTCACTGAAGATCACCCCCCTTAAAGTCAATAATTGTACTTTAGTTATGTCGCAAAATGATTTAACAACTACTAACATGAAATCAAATGTATCTTTATTATGTCTAACATTAGTATAAAGATCATCCTTATCTAACATAATCATATTAGTATTAGCACCTTCTACTATCTGGCTTAAGTTGCTTACACCTTCCTTTGTCTCTATCTTAGGTATAAGAGTGATAGCATCATTTAGCTTTTCTCTTATCTTCTTCATAGATTCCAAGTCTTCTGCGTTACTTACACCAAAACATTCTACTATACTGTTGCTGTTAGCTATATCTATAGCTTCATCTAATGTCAATGTAGGTACAGGAGGCTTAAATCTTCCTGTTGGATAGTCCAGGAATATAGAGTGTTCTGATGCGTCGATTATATCTTGCAACTCTACCTTATCCTTTATCCAGGCTATATTAACCCGTATTACTGCGTTATGAGGTACCTCCATACCACAGCTTGTAACATGATTTGAAATGATTAACATTCTTTTATCCTCCTTACTATATCTGTTGTAGAGAACTCCTTGCTATAAGGTAACTTAACAAGCTCTCCTCCTGCTGTTGCTATTGCTTCTGCTCCTGGTATATATTCCCAATCATCACCCTTAGCTAATACGGCCGGTGCATGATATCTTATATTCTCTGTAGGATCGTATGTCTCTTGTATTACAACCTCATCAACCATTATAAAATTAGCTATGATCTCCATTCTATCTTTAAGTGATTGTACAGGCCTACCTTTTCCTTTAAGCTCTTCTACTGCTTTATCTCCTACTATTCCTACAATAAGATAATCTCCTAGATTCTTAGCTCTCTGTAGGATCCTTGTATGCCCCGGGTGAATCAGATCGAATACTCCATATGTATATATTTTAACCATAGTATCTCCTTAGACTGTAGTACAGTTCATTTATTTCTTCATTTAATATATTAGGTGATGACGGTAGCCACATACCTGTAGATGAAAACTCCTCTGTTACAGGTAGACTTATATCATCATTGTAGCATTTCTGCTTGTATATAGGCGGATACATCTTACGAGTCTGTACGCCCCTATGCTTTAAGAACTCTATTAAGTCATCTCTATCTTCTACATAAATATCTATCATCCATGGTAGTGTAAAAGTAGTTTTTGTTTTTACTAACTTTATATTAGTTATAGATCTGAACTTCTTTATAAAGTTATTGTAAACTGCTTTCTTCTTCTTTATACGTTTCTTTATCTCCTTCATCTGCTCTATACCTACTGTTGCCTGGAGATCTGTAAACTTAAAATTAACTCCAAAGTAGTCATGCTGATCAGGTCCTACCTTACCATGATCCTTAATATTCTTTATACAGCCGGCTAGCTCATCATCATTAGTTACTACCAATCCTCCCTGTCCTGTTGTAATAGTCTTATATGGTGAGAGAGAATAACATCCTATATCTCCATATGTTCCTATATATTTTTCTACATGCTTTGATCCAAATGCCTGGCAAGCATCCTCTATAAGATGAACTCCATAGTTATGAGCTATCTCTGTGAGTGGGATTATAGATCCGCATCTTCCATTGAAAGCTACGTATATGATAGCTTTGACATCGTGTAACTCCATCATATTACAAGCTAGCTTAGTATCCATACATAACGTTTTAGGATCTATATCTACGAATATTGGGCGAGCACCTGTCATCCTTACAGCATTAGCGGTAGCGATCATAGTAAAAGCGGGCACTAAGACGCTGTCCCCGTGGCCCACACCACACGCCTTGAGTGCCGCGTATAATGCTGTTGTGCCAGATGTAACAGCGAAACAATGTTTTACATTCAAGAACTCTTTAATCATATTCTCGAACTCTTTAGTCCTTTTATTCTCAGTCATCCATCCACCCGTTTGCATATAAAGTTTTAATGCTTCACCGGTGCTGCTGGGTATATCAGGATTAAATTGTTGCATCATATGTACTCTTTGTCCTCGCTTGCAAGCATACTTGGTGCAGGACCTAGCTTTATTTCGTAGCATTGAGTATCATCACGTAATACTTCATACCCATGTCCTCCGGCATAATGAACTATCATATCCCCGGGGAACAAGCTTACACATATTACTTTATCTAAGTCAGTCTTAATATTACACTGTAATTCACCAGATGTAACTACCATAGCTTCTTGTGTAAACATAACATATCTTTCATTACGTAAATGCTTATGTATCTTAAAGGTTTTTCCTTCCTCCCATCTCCATGAGCATGCTTGGAGTTTTGAGTCTTCTGGTCCATACCATGTTGTGCCCTTAGGCAATGAGTTACGGCGTACTAAAATTGAGTACAGCTTACCTGCTTCTCTGATCTCTTTCATTTACTCTCCTCCTTTAGATCATTATCTACCATTCTTTGTACTAAATTGTCAAACGAAATCTCTGGTTCCCAGCCTAACACTTCTCTTATCTTTGTGCTATCTCCTATAAGAGCAGGTACTTCATTAGGTCTTTGGTATGCATCATTGTACTTCACATAGTGTTTCCAGTCAAGATTAAGGTATCCAAATACCTTATCTAAGAACTGCCTGACACTATACGCTTCACCTGTACTAACTACGAAATCATCTGGTTTATCATGTTGTAGGATCATATGTACAGCTCTCATATAATCATGGCTATGGCCCCAATCTCTAACAGCGTCCAGGTTACCAAGTGTTAAAGACTCTTGCTTCTTTAGTTTAATTCTTGCTGCTGCTCGCGTGATCTTTCTCGTAACAAACTGTAATCCTCTCCTCTCACTCTCATGGTTAAACAATATTCCATTAGATGCGAACATACCATAACCATCCCTGTAAGCTCGTGTCATATGGTAGGCGAATAACTTAGCACACCCATAAGGAGATACTGGGTTAAAGGACGAGGTCTCACCCTGGGGTGGAGGGGTTACCCCAAACATCTCCGAGGAAGATGCCTGGTAAAACCTCGTCTGTTTCATATTGAGTTTTCTTAATCCCTCTAATACTCTTAATGGACCTATACCTGTAATGTCTGCTGTGTATATAGGTATGTCGAATGACACGCGTACGTGGGACATACTAGCTAAGTTATATACTTCATCAGGTTTAATGTTGTATAGGAGTTCATCTATACCATCAGCCAGATCTGCGTAATGTATATATTGTTTTGAATCAGGATCGAATATATGATCTATCCTTTCTGTATTTATTGTTGATGCTCTACGCATTGTACCATGTACTTCGTATCCTTTCTCTAATAGGATCTCTGCAAGATAGCTAGCGTCTTGTCCTGTGATTCCAGTTATTAGTGCTTTCTTACTCATTATACTTATCTCCTACATCAAGGATATCTTGATTATAGTCTGCTAGGTTATAAAACAATTCTGTTTTAAATATATCTATTTTCATCGTTTGTGCGGATTAACCGTCTCCTTTAATAGATCATCAAAGTCTATCCAATGTTGCTTATCTATATTTCCATAGTTTTTACTCTCCGGTACAATCCTAGCCAAATAGGGTTTAAGATGTTCTCTTACAACCTGGCACAGATGTACGTTATATTTATATGCATCCCAGTCTACATGACTATCACTATGGTATGAATGCTCAATAGTACCTGGTATATATTCTACGTAAGGTTTATGCTTGACGTACATCTCTCCGTCTTCTCCACCATAACCACGGAAGTTTTCACACATTCCTCCCTTAGCCCAGTATAATTCATTATGGATTATGCTAGAGTATCCAAGAGTTGCACAGTTGACATATAGACCGTTATCCCATACTCCTGGTTTACATTCTCTTTTAAAATGAGTTAAACCACTATAGACCTTACGTGGGTTTGTAGCTGTTCCTGCTATTAGTTCAAGATACCTGGGAGGCATCTTAACATCTAGATCAAGGAAGAAGAACCACTCAGACTCTGCTACCCTTGCTGCTGTGTTAAAGAACCAGCTCTTATTGAATAGTCTTTGATGAGGCATATGGATTATCTTATCAGCAAAGTCGTGAAGATTAGTATCAGCACATGGCTCATCAGCTACAAGTATAAACTCATAACTACTCCTGTCAAAGTCCTGCTCAAATAAAGTCTGAGCTAATATGTTTGCATTCTTTACACGACAGAGGTTAATATCTACTCCATGCTTTTCTTCATCAGATAAGAAGTAGGATACTATTAAGCTAAATTTTTTACTATCTCCCATACTCTTCCCCATATTTGATATTTGTTTAACAGAAGATCTCTTCCTTCTGCTATAGCCTTCATATCTCTGGGCTGCTGTATATATTCTAATACATCATCTCCATCTCCCATAATGTCTATATAATGGAATGAGTTCTCCGGCATATAATCATGTACTGTAGTTCCTCCCCAATATAGAGGACAGTTCCACATAAGCATAGAATCAAAGAACCTCTCGCTAAAGTATCCTTTGCAAGGTCCATGATCTACTTCTATACTATACTCTGAGTCTTTTAATACAGTCTCTTTACCCTGCCAGTATTCATTAGGCGGGTTGTAGTTACCTAGTGGGCCTTTGTAGCATTCTCCTAGTCCCTGAGGGCTTATACGGCCATGTACAGGGAAAGGTCTACGCTTTACTAATCTACGTACAAACTCTTTTCTCTCTGTTCTTCCCCATCCATCTGTGTTACTCATTATACAACTTAACTTCTCAATCTTGGCCATAGGCTCCATATTTAATAGCTCATCATATGTATGCTCTATCCACCATTCACCAAATCCAAATGTATCTTCACTGTTAAGCACAGCAAGAGCTTCACCTTTGTATTTACGCGTATCTCTGTATGCTGTGAACTCTTTGTTTATATATGGATGAGCACTCATATATATGGTACGACTCCTATCTATGTTATGGCTTGTGTCATCTACAACACAGAAGAAGTCAGCTTCATTCTCATTAGCTGTACCGACTATACCCTTGAACACACCAGATCTATTAGGCGTCATCTTACTGTACACCTTTAGGTTGTGCTCATTAGAATAACCATCATATATAAAACATACTTTTTTCATAGTTTTATTGGTCCTATAACAGCAAGTATTTTTATGTTGTCTCCTCTTAAAATAGAGGCTAGCATGCGATGAGTTCCATCTATTATAACATCTTTGTATATTATAACTGCGTTAGGTTTTATATTTTGTCTATATAAGCTTCTAACGTAATGTCTTTGTTCTACAAACTTCTTTCCTGATTCCATTAGTAAAGCTACTTTTTTAAGCTTATATCTTTTGCCTTTCTCATCTTCCCATATACAGTATTTATTACTTATATACTTCATACTAAGAAGCTGTAGCTCCCATTTACAATTAGGCAATCTTATAGGTCAAGGATCAAAAGTATTTTTAATAACTCTAGATGTATAGCACTGTTTCATCATACTTAGCTCCTCGGTTTTATCCATATTCCCATCATAGTACTACGCCCTTTCTCGTCTATACACGGCTCTAGTATTATGTCAGGTATTAGTTCTTTTAGGTTATCTTCGTTATATATCCTCATGTGTTCCTTACAATTATCCTCATATAATTCATTAAGAGGAACATGTATTATAAGTATACCACCAGGGTTAAGTAAACCCTTAGCAGATTCTACAGCTGCCTTATCATCTAAGCAATGTTCTATTGAATCAAACATAGTAATAACATCAAATGTCATACTGTATGATTCTTCTAGCTTCTCAGCATTAGCATAAGCAAATCCTCCAAACTTCTTACCCATTCCATCCATAAGCTCAATTTGTATATCACAGCCTAAAGCATGATGCCCTAACCTTCTCATATACAATACCCAGTAGCCCATGAAGCATCCTACATCTAACATCTTTAACTTACCTACAGTTGTAGAGAAGTAATTGTTTACTAAGCTCAATGCTTTAATATGCTTAGGAAAGTACTCGAATGGGAGTCTACCAGTATAACAAGCCGGCTTACCGTTCTTATTCCAGTCGCGTATCTCTTCCATACGATTAAGGATCTCCTCTTTAATAGGAGCCTTACCTTTATAAAGTTTAGCTAAACGATCAGCTTCTATTAAGTTTCCTCTAAGGAACTCATGCTCCATATCATTTAGTTTGGATGGTCTCACTTTTAGCCCTCCAGCCTTTTATCTTATTCGACCAGTCCTTAGCTAGTGATTCCCATGAAAACGTCTCACAGGCCCATTTACGGGCCTTCTGACGCATATTCTTGGTGACTGTCGTCTTTGCTTTCGCAATACTCTTTACCCATTTCTTTTGGATATTAGCTTTCTTGATATCTCCTTTAGTTACTGTTCCATATTTAACTACTTCATCTAAAGCAAATCCATTAACAGTTATTGGCCAGCATCCAGCAGCTTGTGCTTTAACAGCAGATATACAAAAGATCTCAGGGAAATCACAAGGATATAACCACCATCCACATCTAGAATACCAATCGGCTAGCTCCTGATGGCCAACTCGTCCTATGTAATGTACTCCACTCTTCTCTAATTTATGTATCATTCCCATGATCCTTTCTTTAAACTCTCTTCTTCCCGGGTCATCTTCTATCAGTTTATCATATACCTTAGTGAAACCATAGAAGATATAGAGTTCTGCTTTAGGATCTATTTCTCTTATATCATCCCAGTTATAAAGTATATACTCTAATCCTCTATCAGGAGAAGAAGCGTATATGTATTTGTGTTCTCTCTCTACATACTCTTTATCAAAGTGAAGCGGATCAATACCATTACGCGTTACATATATCTTTTCTTCCGGTACAAAGTCTTTAATAAAGCTCTTATGATACTCAGACATACAAAATACCTTATCCATCTTCTCTATGATCTTGTCATGGTAGTAGCTGGCTTCTTGTATATCATGCAGCCATACGATGTTATAGGCCCCTTCAGGTGAGAATACAAGGAACTCTGGTAATCTCCAGGCTACGAATACATCACAGGGTTGTGTAGGGTTATAAGAATAATGAGGTTTATATACTACACCATCTATTGTTTTCTCTGTTACACCAAGTAATCTTTCTTTAGGTTCTATACATTCATTAAATACTTCTACCTTCCATCCAAGAGTAACAAGATGCTTAGCTACGTTAATAACAGCTTCCTCTGATCCTCCAATACCATCCTTCCATGAGTTACCATCCCATATCTCAAATGAAGAGTGACAGTATATAACTAATCTATCTTTACCTGATATAGGTGCAAGATCATTTTTAAGTCTTACAAATTGTGGTAGATCTTTTAGTGCATTAGGTAAAGCAGTCATCAATGAGGGTAGTTTCTCGTGCTCATTGTGTAGTTTAAGGAAGTCGACAGCTTGAAGAAAGCCCTTCTCAACTACCATCTGATTCATAAAATCTATGTTTCGTTTTCTAGCATTGTGAAGACTTTTATCTGATGGTACTATTTTAAGGGCTTCATCAATTACTTTAGATGATTGCTCTGGCTTGTTTAACATGAATAAACATAATTGTTCTATCATCATTGGTGTTACTGTGTACTTGGTAGGATCTACAGGGAGGCCTCCAGATGGAGTATCTTTGTCCTTTGCTACCTCTATCCATGATAGAGCCTTCTCGTACATTTCTTCTGATAGTGCAGCTTTAGCAAGTAGGATATAAGCGTCCGGCCAATTAAACTTTGTCTCCATAGCTATATGTGCTACTTCTACTGCTGCTCGTATATTTTGTGATGATAGGTATATCTCTCCTAATCTCATAAGAGCATCATAGTAATCTTTCTCTGATGACGTAGCTTTAAGAAACTCTTTAAAGTAGTCATGTGCATTTTGAAGATCTGATATAGCGTTATAAGCTCGGGCTAGATCATATGTAGTCCTGGGATCCAGTATGCCTTGCTCCTTCTCTTTCTCATATGCATCTTTAACAATGTCAAGATTCCTTTTAGCCTTCTTCTCTATATCAGAGTGATCTGTATTATGATATACATATATATTATCTATTACCTTACCTACCGGCATAAGATTACAGATAGCGTTCTCATGTAGTCTACCTACCCATCTGTGAACGCTCTTCTTGACTATACGTTCTCTTGGGAAGTTAGATAAACAATTACCATCTACATCATGGTCATAGTGATACTCAAACCATAATTCATTTAAGTATACATTATTTTCAAATTCTTTTAAAGCATCAGGTAGTTTATCCCCACCTATAAGGGTATCATCTGAGTCTAGCCATAAGACTAGGTCATTAGATGATTGAGCAAAGTTAAAGTTCCTTGCCTTAGAGAAGTCATCCACCCATATGAACTTAGAGATCTTACAATTGTAGCTGTTCAATATAAATTCAAGTTCAGGTGTTATGGACTCGTACTCTTCTTGAACAGTGAACGTTGCACATATCTCATCTACATAGGGTGCTACAGATTCTAGCATGAGTGGTATTGAGTCAAGCTCCTTTTGATTGCCGTTCTGGCATATGAAACATAGTGACAATTTATTCATTGGTTCCCTCCAATTAGATAAAGCATGTTGGTATAAGCTCACGTAGCTTATGATAGTTTTGTTTTTCTAGATATTCTGGATAGAACATCTTTAAGAGTGCTCCTAGTGATGGCGGAAAGGATGCTACCTTACGCATCTGTTTAGTCATACCTTTGTTCTGTGTATTACTCTTCTCGAGCTTCATCTGTGTTTTAAACTCGATAGCTTCTTTAGTGAATACAGAGAAATACTTCTTTAGAACTTCTTCAAAGGGTTCATCATAGTAAAGGGGGAACGCCCCTATACACTCTCCATTGGGGTTAATATCACGTATAACAGCTCGCATACGTTTCATCTTACCCTTCCTATTCCATAGATCCGCTTCCCAGGTTGCTGCATACTGTTCAGCGTTAGTTACTTTTGCTGCTCTGTTCAGTTTTGGCTTCTTTGCATTGCTCACAAGTTTTCCCTCCCTCGTATATAACGTTACCACATTTACATATATTAATTCCTACTGTCCATCCTGATCTACTTTTATAACTCATAACTCCCTCGGGTTATTATTTGTTCGTATGCTCGTACCAATTTAAATCTATAGCATGCTTATCTCCACTCTCTGCACTAAAAGAATGTACTGGTCTATCATCCATCTAAATTCTCCTGTTAAAAAAGGGGCAACCCCGAAGGATCGCCCCAATATTATGCTTAGTTAAAGCTAGTGTTAAGTCCTGAGATAACTCCCTGATGGATTTCAGCTGTTACTTCAAGCGTCAATTCACCACGAATAACTCCTTTCGTTCCATGAGTTGTTTGACTTACTTCCTGCTTGCTAAGAATATGAACCGGCTCACCAATAGCGATCTTGTTTCTTTTACTTGATAAGTAAAGAACAGATGCATCACTGTTAGTTGTGCTAGGCATATCCCTATGAAGGAATACTTTTAAAGCTCCAAAGTCTGACTCATAAAAGTCAAGAGCATTTACCATTCTCTTATCTTCAGCAAAAGTATTTTTTGTCTGACCATAAGAATAGGCAGAGATAACTCTTTTAAGTCTTGCACCTACATAAACTTCATCAACTGTATTAACTGGAGCGTTTCCATAAATATCTTCCAGTACACCATTGAAGAAAGATTCTGTAAGTTTTGTTCCACTAACTACTGCTGTTGCGTTTGTAGTTATATAGTTCAACAGTCCTGCAAGTCTACGAGCTGTAGATGCATTACCTGTTGCCCTTGAACCACGGAGGATAGCATGTTCGATATCAGTTGCTAATTCCTTAAGCATTTCTTGCTGTTGGAATGTAAGCATGTTATTGATACCTGCTCCCTTAACCCACTGCTCAGTACTTGAGACATCATATGTCTTAGTAAAGATCTGAGTCGTGTTAAACAATCTAGATGGTGCAGTGTTCGTAGCAGATGCGAAAGATGTACCTTCGATCTGTGCGTTATCTACATAACTAGAGTTTACTGCATATTCAGGCCACTCGTGGAGTGTTGCATATGCACGTCCTTTAGCCAATCCTGAAAAGAGTGGAGTTTCCATAGGGGAAACGTGAACCACAAATAACAGAACGTCTTCAAGACGGTTACCATCATCATACGTCATTAAAATAGCCATTATTATAAATCTCCTTAAATCAAGCCTGCTCTCTTGTTCTCTGAGTTAAGGAACTTCTTTATCGCCGGGGAAGTAAAGTCTCCCTTCTGTACCGCTTCACGGTATTCACGAAGTATCTTATCATCTGCCGGTGCAGTCTCCATACTCAAATTACTGTCGAGCAATTGCTCTTTCGATTTTAAATCGTTTATTTCTTTTTTTGCCTTCTTAACTGTATCGTCTGTCTTATCTTTCGATAAAGCGACCTTAGCTTCAAGGATGGCCAAAAGTGGACCATTCGCGTGATCATACTTAGGATTTACTACACCCATTTCAGGTAGGAACTTAGAGGGTTTAGCACCTTTAAGCATGATCTCAAAAGCCTTCTTAATGACAGGGTTCTGTGCATCTAGCTTTCCGTCTACTATTAAATCTCCAAATTGTTCATTAGCTGAAACATATGCGTCATTCCATGCCTTCCTATTGATATCTAACTCTGCTTTAGTTTTAATATCCGTCTCCTTAAGAGTCTTGTTCTTCCTAAGTTCTTGGTACTCATTTTCTAAAGCTGATATCTCTAATCGGCTCTTCTCACGCTGCCTAACTAAACTGGCTATAGATGCTGTATCTCCATCAAGCTGTGCTTGACCGATCTTTACTTCTATATCAGTTATTGTATCTAGTATCTTCTCACCCTGTGCTCGTAAATCATTCGCAGGATCCTCCACAGGCTCTGCTTTGCTTACAGACAGGTTCTTTATAACCTCATCCTTAGCTTTAGTATCTGCTACTAGCTGATCTATCCTTGATTGTGTAGATGTTTTCATTTTACTGATCTCATCTTTCATCAATTCAATTTCTGACTTACCCTCTCCAGGTTTCTTCTCTCCACCTTCTGCTTTGCCATCGGCCTTAGCATCTGGTTTCGTTAATTCAGCTAATGCTTCTGCATTAACTCCAAGTAAACCTGACTCTGCTGGTGCTTCTACTACTTTCTTTTCTTGTTCTCCCATGGTAATCCTCCTCTTTCAGTTTAAAGACATGCTGGGGTCTTTGCCGTAAAGTCATCCTGCACAGTTTTAAGTGTTGAGACACTCACCTTTTATCGCCTTGAGGGGCTGCAGACTTCTTTACCGCTACGGGTTTGCCTAGATGTTGTTTCTCTTCGTCGCTTAGAGCATTATACTCTTTGCGAGTCATCGAGATATGACGTGTTACTTTAGGCTTATAACACATCTTTACTGCTTTTTCAAAGAACTCTCTCATACTAGATTACCAGTGTTACTGACATCTACTCCCTCACCGTATGATACATATATATCCCCTTTTATTTCTACATCAGGGTCTTCAAACTTTTCATTCTCAATTACAGTATACGATACTTCTACCATCTTGTCAAGTTCTAAAGGTATAGAGTTCAACCCTTTACCAAACCAGAACAATGCTGATGCTTTCTCCTGGGTCAATGACAGTGGTGATTCTTCTGCTCTAACATACTTGGCTAGAATAGCTTGTATAAGCTGGAACTTGTCATCTTCTAACAGTTGTTTAGCTACACTACCAAGCTCTTTCCTATCTCGGTCAGTATCCTTACCTTCTACCCATCTCTTTAAATAATCATCCATGTTCCCTCCTTACTTCTTTTTAGGTTCTGCTTTCTTAGCAGCTTTAGCTCCCTTCTGCTTAATATTTTCAATAGCCTTATCACCTTTCTGTTTTATGATCTCTATAGCTATCTCTCCCTTTTGCTTCAATGCTTCCATCTCAATATCTCTCTTATGCTCTGCTGCAGCACTACCTTCTTTGATAACAAGCATCTTCTCTAATTCATCTTTCTTAGCTTTCTCTGTCTGAGCTAATTGATCCTGTTGTCCCTTGATCCACTCTTCTCTAGGAAGTAGGAACTCATTCTTGTTCTCTCCTACAAGAGCTTCGATCTTATTCTCTACAATGTTATACGTACGAAGCATAGGCCCTACCATAGGGTTCTGTGAGTCCATGAGAAGCTCTGTAGCTGCTCTAGCTCTCATCATAGGATTAGTTCCCTGTAGTGTTCCCTTAGGTTTGATCTTCAATCCTATCATACCATATTCTTTCTTCCATCGAATAGGGTTAGGTTCACCAAGTATATTGATCTCATACTCTTCTTTACCATACTGCATCCATCTGGCCCATGTCATCTCTAAGAGCTGTTGTAATGCATTAAGGAATATCTTAGTATCAAGTACAAAGCCTTGATTCCTCTGCTGCTCTATTAGGGACGTCTCTGTAGCTGTTCTTGCTTCCTTACTAGCTGCATTGACATCTGTTTGTCCGAAGTCAGGGCTACGTACATATGACTCTGCATATGATCTTAGATCTCTTAGCTTCATCTCTACTCCCTGCATGTTACCTGCAGGTACGATAAGAGGTGCAATAGCTCCCTGTTGTTTAACTGGTACACCTTGACCTGGTGTATAATTGACTTTACTCATGTTAACCATGCCCGGGATGTATGTAAGCATTGGGGCATTTGATAGAGTAAGGTTATCTATAACCTGGTTGTTAAGAACATTGATCTCTGTAGCTATGTAATCTAACAGAGCTGGTACTCCTCTAACACTATTCCATCCATCATCCTTGATCTCATATTGGAACCTAACGAAAGGCCACTTCTGGTCATCATAAGGTAATACAACGAACTTCAATGGTTCTGATGGGTATATAGGA